CGTATGTACAAGCCATCATACCGAAGAGTGTGTTACTTCCAACAGAGCATCCCAATTACTACAGCACATCTCAGAAGCGAGACGACAGATGGAGTGATTATGTTTATTCCCTATATAGGCAAGACATGACATGGGTAAGTGCTTTAGATGTATTTCGCCAAAAACGAGATGATTTTTCGCCTGAACGTGTGCTTGAGTATATCTCTTGATAAACAGGAAGGACAACGAATGAGTCGGCAGTTGACACATATAGCGAATTAGCGAACTAGAGGAGTTGACGAAGATTAATAAGTATATCGTAAAGCTGACCGAAAAACATAGCAATAAAGTGAAAAGAGAATTAAAGAAATTTGGTGTTGAAGTAATTTGGCAAAGTGATATCCTACCGAAAGTTATAGCTATTAAAACTGATAAGCCAATAAGTGATTTAGAGCAATTTTTCTTGTTTGAAACAGTTGAAGCAGAACCCATTGGAAGAATTGATATTTAGCGAACAGTACGAAGAAAGAAGGTGTCTAATGAGTAGATTCACGGTTAAACGTAGTTTGAAACAGCTATATATAGAAAAACATGCAGTTGAATATTTGTTAGCAAGAAAGAAAGCAGATATGGCTATTAAGGGGTATGAACCAACCGTTCGAGAAGTTGCAGATATAAAGTCAGAAGAAGCACTCCTTAACGAAATATTAAATAATATCGAATCTGCTGAACAAGTTGTAAAGAGAATTATTGCTGATTTGTAACCACACAGTTCGTTCATACAGTTAGTCAAAATATAGAAAGAAAAAAATGGATTCGAGTGTATAGGGATCCGGTATTCTTCTTGCTATCCTTATATGACCATCCCAAAGGAACTCAACAACAAACAACATAAGAATATGCAGGAAAGCAAAACATATCAAAAGTGTTAATACCTTTCGTCGTTCTTCTGTCATAATTACACATCCTTTTAAAGATAGTGTACCCATTAGAGAGTGAGGTGATGCCCAATGAACAGCCCTATTAAAATTTTAGAGTTGTTTGGTTAATGGAGGCATTGGTGCTCCAAGAAAAGCATTAATCAATTTAGGTGTAGACCATAAAGCAATTGATTATGTTGAAATTGACGAAAAAGCCGTTAGAGCTTACAACGCTCTATATGACAATAAACTCAAACCTCAAAGCGTTATTGGTTACAATCTGATGCCTGACATCATGGTCCATGGTTCGCCTTGCCAAGACTTTTCTAGAGCTGGGAAGCGCTTAGGTGGAAATGGTGAAGATAAAACACGCAGCTCGCTTATGTGGGAAACATTAAAAATTATTGAAAACTTAGGGGCGTGGAAACCTAGATTCGTTGTTTGGGAGAATGTAAAAGGTGTCCTGGACAAAGACATGATCCATTCATTTAGCAAATATCTAACGGAAATGAACCGGTTGGGATACACGAATAATTTCGAAGTATTAAATGCGATGGATTTCGGAATCCCTCAGAAGCGAGAAAGAGTATTCACGATATCAATTTTAGGTAATTCAGTGTTTGATTTTTCGAAGCTCAAGAAAATTCCCACAAAGCATATCAATGAATTTTTAGAATCAAATATAAATGATGATCGCTACACAATTAATATTCCTAGCATGTTAAACAGAATAAAAGAATTCACACCAGAGCGTGAAGGAAGCTATCAAAGATATTTAGATGTCATTGCTGATAGCTGTTGGACGATTAGCACCAGACAAGACAGGTGCCCAAATGCAGGTATTATTCGAATGGATGGACCTCACTATCGGTATTTGACAGAAAAAGAGTGTTGGAGGCTTATGGGATTCGATGATGAAGACTTTGCGGAAGTTCTGAAAGAATATCCAAGTCGAGCAACCAACAGAAACGCAACTCTTTATAAATTAGCAGGAAATAGCATGGTAGTAAGTGTGATCGAGGCTATTTTCAAAGTCTTACTTAGTGGTAATTTCGAAATGGATACAAACGGGACCACGATGAACCTTGAAGGTCAGCTTGAATTAGTTTACTAACAAACACTTCAAAGTATTTGGCAATAAAGAGAAGGGTGCTGAAAGCTATGGGAATGCAACAGAAACTGGCTAAAGCAAGGCAAGAAGGCTTTGAAGAAGGTCAGAAAATAGCTAATGGATATGCGGAAATAAGAGGTCAAGTTAAAGGCGCCATGGATACATGGGATTTGATGGAGGCAATGTTTCTTGACATTAAAGGCATCGGACCTAAAACCCGCGATAAAATAATGGTTAAAATTCAAGCTTATGCCCGAAAGGAAAAGGCTAAATTGGTTCGACCAGTTAAACAGTGAAAGGGTGAACAGATTGAATCCTAATCTTATTATAGCGATTCGAAAAATAGGGAAAGCGTTAAAAGACGCGGTGAGAACACTCGCTAACATTCCGCATAAGAACAAAAAAGAAATTCGTTTGTATCAAACTAAATGGCCGCCTATTCGTGATACTCGTTGGAAAAGCCAAGTGCTGCACAATAAACCAAAACATCTTATCAAGAAAGTCATTCGCTAAAGGGAGTGAAAGCGATATGAACCAGAAGCTGAAAGAGCTCAATGATTTGTATTATCACAAGAAAAGACTCGAGATAGAAAACGATCTATTACGTGTTGCTCTCAAAGAAATTAGGTGGTCATATTCGCCGACAACAAAAGCATTCAAAATTGCAAAGAAAGCATTAGCGCTATGAACTATCACGTTTTTGAAGATAAAAAATTCGATTTGAAGTTTGATTTCACTGATGAAGAATTAAATGACTTCACTGAACTTTGGAATGGTGAAATCAGTGTGGAAAATATCGCGACGAAAATGAAAAGAAAACCAATTGAAATCGTGTTACTAATCATAGATCGTGCCGAACTAGGATTAATCAAAGGACGTCCAGAAGGGCTCAAAGGACTTTAAGGGGGATGTGCTATGTTACCGGTAATTAATTTTTTAGATCTTTGCACCGAAATTGAACTGATTGAACTGGACTTGGAAAGAGTCGATGCAGATATGGAATTTTGGTTTGGTAAAGGTGGTTTTATGTTAGGAAGTTTCGGAGCTACAAAATTCGGTTCCAAAGAAGCAATTGAACGTATTGAATACTTTCACAACAAAAAACATGGCATCTTAAAACGGCTAGAACATTACAAGGATATGAAAGAGGATTACGTAAAAGGCTTAGAAAAATTCACTGGTCTTGAACATAAAATAACTGTCATGCGTCACGTGAAAAATATGAGAACAAAAGAAATAGCTAACGAACTAAATTTATCAGATGGTTACATTAGAAACATCCTATCAAAATGTGACAAAAAGATGCACACGCCATTGACACATGATGTGTTACTCTATAAATAAGGAGTATACAGCACGCAACTTGAGTAGGGTTTTAGTGAAGTATACTAACTTAGTATAACTAAATAAGCGAAATGTAAAGCGTCTAGACTAATTTCTGGGCGCTTTTTTAATAATTAACTAATAATTCCATATAAATAAAGGTATACTTGTATTAACAAAAATACAGGAGGATCCTATGGCTGAAACAAAATCGTTTAGAGAAGCAATGAAAGAAAACAATGCTAAATTTAAAGATGATTGGAAAGCTAGTAACGAAAAAATAAAGGCAGACTCACGCGCTAGAGAAGAACGTGCGGAGGTTAAGAGGATAGCAAAAGCAAAAATGAATACTGAACGGTTTCAAAAAGATGATCAAGAAGTCCAAAAAGAACAAACTGTTACAAAACTACCTAAAGAAAAGGGTCCAAATGGTTTCATGGTGTTATTAGAAGCATTATGGATGTTGCCAATGGCTTTGTTCTCACTCCTAGTAATTGTTGGAGTCGGAGCATTTGTCGTCACATTAATTTGGAAATCAATATTTGGTTAAACGTCTAAGCAATTAGCTAGGCGTTTTTATTATGATTAAAGGACTTCCTACGGTTAATGGCGAATATTGTCAGTAGGAGGTGAAAATTATGATGACATATGATGATTTTAAAACAAAAGTAAACACTAGAACATTTGATACTTTATATAATGATGGATATCCAAGAGCTATCAACTTTATAAATGATATCTATGGAGAAGAGAATATCAAAGCATTCTACGGTAAGAATTTAGTTAATGAACTTGATATTGAATTATTTTTAGTGTTTGAAAAAGGATTACTTAAAGTTTCAAAACAAGAAGAATACAATTTTGTTTATGAGTTTCTGAGCTGCAAAGTAAATAAAAAGGAACTTGTTACTAATAGGCACCCTTCAAACCCGCATATCTTAACTGTTTCATTCGATAACGGAGAGCAAATTGTTTTCCATAACAACGAAGACTCAAATTACGATTGGTCTCCTGAATACTCAGAATCTATTTTAGAATTATACAAAGCTTTGTAAGCATCTCTTTGGAGGTGCTTTTTCTATGTCCCAAAAAGCGAATAGCGCGAAAGAAGGTGTGGTGACTATAAGATGGCGAGAGCAAGAAGTCCAGCACGTGAAAAGGCTTATAATATTTATAAAGACTCGGAAGGTAAGAAATTACTAAAAGACATTGCTGTTGATTTAGGCGTCTCAGATTCTCAAATTCGTAAGTGGAAGAATCAAGATAAATGGGATGACCAAATGAACGGTAACGCTACTAATGAAAAAGGTAACGTTACTAATAAACAGGGCTCGCTTAACTCGCCTGAAAATGATGGTCCACTTGATGGAAGTAAGTCTTCTAAAAAAGAGCAGACTCGCAAGAAGCGAAGTGGAAACCCGAAACCAAAGAATCAGTTTTCACAACGGAACACCAGGTCATTAAAGCACGGCTTGTTTTCGCGCTATATGCCTCAAGAGACACTGGACATTATGGGAATGGTTGAGAATAGTGAACCTGCTGACTTATTGTGGATTCAAATACAAATCCAATATGCTGCAATTATACGTGCACAAAAAATTATGTTCGTTGAATCGAAGGATGAAATGATCAAAGAAATCAAAAAGGTTGAGAACTCTGAGTTTGGCGATAAGGTCGAGTATGAGTTCCAGTTCTCTTGGGATCGTCAAGCAACATTCTTAAACGCTCAATCAAAAGCGATTGGAGAACTTCGAAGTTCCATCAAGCAGTTCAATGAAATGGCTTATGATGGCGATGAACGCCTGTTGAAACTTGAACAGATGCGTTTAGGCATTGATAAAACGAAAGCCGAAATCGAGAAGCTAAATGGGAAGAACGATGATGGCCCAATCGAAATCGTGATTAGCCGGAAGGGTGGTCGCTGATGGTTTCTGTTCAAATAGAGAAAGATGTGAATCCTCATTTCGAGGATTTTTTGTTTGACTGGAACCAGAAGTTCCAATTCCTTGTTGGTGGTTACGGATCTAGTAAAAGCTATCACGTTGCTTTAAAACTCATCCTTAAACTTTTAGAAGAGAAACGAACAGCCTTAGTAGTTCGTGAGGTATATGACACTCATCGTGATTCAACGTTCTCATTGTTAGAAGAGATTATTATCGATTTGGATTTAGAACACAAAATTCGATGTGTGAGCTCACCTATGCAGATACGTTTTCCGAATGGCTCGAAGATTATCTTTAAAGGGATGGATAAGCCAGCAAAGCTAAAGTCTATTAACAATGTATCGATTATATGGATTGAAGAGTGTTCGGAAGTGAAGTATGAGGGCTTTAAAGAGTTAATAGGACGGTTACGACATCCTACTTTGAATCTGTATATGATTCTTTCAACCAATCCAGTAAGCAAAGGTAATTGGAGTTACAAACATTTCTTTAAAAATGAATTAACTAAGTTCTTTGTTCTGGACGATGAAGAATTATATAAACAAAAAACCATCATAGTTAACAACACGTATTATCATCATTCAACAGCTGATGATAATTTATTTTTGCCTGAAAGTTATATTGAACAGCTAGAAGACTTGAAGACGCACGATTTAGACCTCTACCGCATTGCGCGTAAGGGGCGTTTTGGCGTTAACGGTATTTTGGTGTTACCTCAGTTCGAAGTGCAACCACAC